GCCCGTTAGGGCGGACCTTGGTGCGGTGACGCATCACCTCGAGCCGGGGTCTCCAAATCCCGGCCCGTTGCTCCCGAGGCAAGTTCTTCAGGGCTTCCTCACCCTGTGGAAAACTACCTCGAGATCCTGTAGGAGAACTCCATGTCGATCACCTCGTCGGTCAAGACGCGAGACCTTGTGGCTATGCCACCTGGTACCGCGTACGCGACCTTTACTGTCTTCGGGCAACCGTCGGTTTCACCGTTTCGGTACTCGCAGATAGGACGAGAGACGACCACGTCTAGGGACAATCCGGATTGGACCAACTTCAGACGCTACAGGCGTGAGCATGCCAGAGATGGCAAGCCCATTCCCGAACACATGAAGCTAATCCTCCGGAACACGGATGCTGGCAACGGTGATTTCGAGTCGGTAAAACGGTACGTGGAGGCCTCACCTCGGTGGGTGTCTCCCCGGCACGTCGATCCGACTTACACCTACGCCTACGATGGTCCATGGTTCGCTGTGGACAATCTCGTCGGTCCGGACAGCAGTCGATTTCCCGCGGCCCCCTCAGATCTCGCCGATGTTATGTTGGCGATGGGGACTACGGCGATTGCTAGAACGATCCCGACGAATCCGATTGCGGGAGCTGCGCAATTCCTTGGTGAGCTCCGGGAGGGCCTTCCAGCCATCCCGGGGGCCTCGCTTGCTCGAAGAGACGGAGCCGGCGGCTTAGCCGACGAGTACGTCAACCTCGAGTTTGCGTTAAAGCCCATCATCTCGGATCTCCAGAAATTTGGAGAGGCTGTTACCACTGCCGATAAGGTGGTGGCTCAGCTAGAGCGCGACTCAGGCCGCTTAGTGCGGCGCCGCTATTCGTTCCCTGTAGACCGCACCGTCACCGGTCCCGACCTCCTGAGCAGCAATGCTTGGGGGTCCCCGCCCTTGCGGACGGGTGGGACTGGCGCTTATAGGAGCGGTCCGGGAAAGCTCTATAGGACCAGGACCGTGGAAAAACGGTTCTGGTTCTCCGGAGGGTACACCTACTACTACTCTTCTGGCGATTCTGCCAGGGAGCGGTTGAAGGGGACCGAGCAGAAGCTTGCGCGACTGTTTGGGCTGCGGCTTACGCCGGAGCTTCTCTGGGAGCTAACCCCATGGAGTTGGCTGGTGGATTGGTCGAGTAACACCGGAGATATTATCCGGAACCTCTCGGCCCTCCATAACGACAGCCTGGTGTTGAGGTATGGTTATATGATGGCCCACGTGGTTATCAGGGACACCTACCTGCTCGACGGAGTCGTCCTTAAAGACGGTTCCGGCGGGCCCCTCTCACAGACCTTCGTGACGGAAGTCAAGAAGCGAGTGAAGGCAACCCCCTACGGGTTCGGCCTGGATCCCGACGCTTATACAGGTCGGCAGAAGGCCATCCTCGCGGCACTTGGCATCAGCCGTGTCGCGAAGTGAGATGGTGACGGGCGACGACTCTCTACTCGAGAGTGCATCCTTAGGGTGCTTCGCCGTCCTAGCCATGTGCGGTGTGACAGGTTTGGCCGGAATCCTACTGGCCGCCTGCATGCCGCGATCCATCCCACAGGGTAATCAGCCACAGCCAGTGGCTGACGCCCTGCTCTTACCGCAGGAGATATGTTCACATGTTCACCGACCCTCAGTCGATCACTGTCAACGCTGTGGCGAGCGCGCTTCCGCGCACTCAGACCAATCAGAGTGGCGCCGTCTATTCCAAGGACGACGGTAATCTGAAGCTGACCATCTCATCCGCCTATGGTAAGCGGGTTCGACGGACGGCCAGGGTTGACGCCCGAAAGACTGCCGCAGATCCTCTGTTCCCGGCCCAGAACACGCCCTATTCGATGAGTGTTTACATCGTTGCGGACGTGCCCCCGGTCGGTTACACGATCACTGAGCAGAAGCAGCTGGTCGATGCCCTCACGGGCTGGCTGACTGCTACCTCGGGTGCTAACGTCACCAAGCTTCTCGGTGGCGAAAGCTAAGAAAGACTGACCCCCCCGGAGTACTGGGGGGGACACCAGGGACGGCACGTGTGGACTCGGGATGGCCCAGCCCCCATCAAAGGAGCGAGCCATGAAAAGCCTCACGTGTCTCTTGCAGGAAGTCCTCGCGGAATGCGGGGACTGGTGTAGCGTCAGCACCACTCAGGATTATAAAACGATCCTGAGGCGAGTCGAAGATGAGGGGCTCTCGTTTCTGACGATTGCCCTACCTGAGTTTGGAAAAGACACCGAAAAGTGTCTGGACCTTGGTCAGGTCGATTCTCAACACTTCGCCGGTTTCCGGCGTCGTGGAGGTCTCCCCCTGTTTCTAGGAGGTTTCCTCGATCGTGTCTTCGACCGTGCAACTGGACGGTTGCTCGATGAACCTTCAGTCGACGCCATCCGAGCCATTCGTCAGATTACTCTGATGTTCGGCAAGGTAGGTTTAGACTGCTCTGAGGCGCGTGTAAAAGCCGCCGTGCAGAGCTTCATCGAGTGTGAGCAGGAGGTCCGTGAATCCGACGCATCGCGCTCGCCTGAAAGGCTTGCGCAATTCGTACGCGTCGGATCGTTGCTATGGCGAGACGTGCTAACCGAAGTGGACCGAGAGGTCTACGACGGAGAGCTCGTGCCTAAGCACGGCCCGGGCACCACCGCTGATCGGCTTCAAGGAAACGCGAAGTACGACCAGACGGAGTGGACGGAACGGTTAGAGACCTGGTTCCCGTTTTTGGAGGGTTTCATAGCCCCCAATGCAGGAGCATACCAGGACTTCGACCACGTGGACATCCTCGAACCTGGGCGTGAACGACCCGTTAGGGTTATCACTGTCCCTAAAACGCTCAAGACGCCTCGAGTCATCGCGGTGGAACCAACTGCCATGCAATATGCGCAGCAGGCCATCGCGGAGTCTCTCGTATCTCACCTTGAGGGGAAGACTAACCCCTACAGGTGGATAATCGGGTTTACCGACCAGGACCCTAATCGGGTCATGGCACGGAAAGGGTCCCTTATGGGGAACCTCGCGACGCTGGATCTCAGCGAAGCTTCCGATCGCGTCTCGAATCAGCTCGTACGTGCGCTCGTCGAACCTTGGCCCCACCTTGGTGGCGCTTTGGATGCGACGAGATCGCGGAAGGCTGATGTGCCCGGTCATGGCGTAATCCGCCTGGCCAAGTACGCGTCCATGGGTTCGGCCCTCTGCTTTCCTGTGGAGGCGATGGTGTTTTGCACCATCGTTCTCTGCGGGATTGAAGATGGGCTCAACCGACGGTTATCCCGCAAACTCATCCATGAGCTAGCGGGGCAGGTGCGCGTGTACGGGGATGATATCATCGTTCCCACGCACTTCGCTTCTCTCGTCACCCAGGCACTCGAGGATTTTGGTCTTCGGGTGAATAAGGGCAAGTCTTTCTGGAACGGAAGGTTCCGGGAGTCTTGTGGCAAGGAGTACTACGCAGGCGAGGACGTTTCCATCGTTCGCTGTCGCGCGTTGCTACCTACCAGGCGAGAGGACTCGCGTGAGCTGATTTCGACTGTGTCTCTCAGGAACCAGCTTTACAAGGCTGGCTACTGGAAGACCGTCGGGCGGCTTGACGACTTTCTGGAGGGGGTTCTTACCGACCGATCTGGTCGTGCCCTTTATCCCGTCGTCTCGCCGTCCAGCTCAGTGTTGGGCCGACACTCGTTTCTCGGGTACGAAACCGAGTCGTACTGTCCGAGACTTCATCACCCTCTTGTCAAGGGTTATGTCGTCTCAACGGAGCCACCACGGAACTCTGTGGATGGCTACGGGGCCCTGCTCAAGTTCTTCCTGAAAAGAGGGGATGACCCTTTCCAGGACAGGGAGCACTTGGCGATGTCCGGACGCCCTATGGCCGTCAGCAC